AAATATTTTGATTATAATCAAAAGACATAACTTCTAAAACAAATGCCTCTCTATTATATATAATCTTATTAGTTATTTTTATTTCTTTATTCTTATTAATAGTTGTTGAATTTTTAACTGACAAGTTGTTTAAAATTTGAAGGACTTGTTCTTCATTTATTTTGAAGTGTTGTTTGGCTGGGATTCCTTTACGCTTAACTTCTATCAAGCCTTTGTCCTTCAGCACTTTAAGGCATTTTCTTTGATGATATGAATTTAGTGTAGTGTCTTTTTCTATATTGACTTCAGTATTAAAAAACCAACCATCAGTCATTCCGTTTGCTATAAAGTATTCTTCTTTTGAAATTAAGTCAGCTAGTAAGACTGCTTCTTTTAATCCTACTCGCCTGGCTAGTTCTTTGTTTAATACTAGGAATGCTGTGCTACTAAGCAGGTGCTTCATATAATCTTAATTGTAAAGTGATAATTTTTGAGTGCTAACTTAACATTTTCTAATTGATTAGACAGGTCAAAGTAAGAAGTTTTTATCATACATTTAACTTGACCGCTTTTTACTTCTATCAATACTTCAGGATTAAGGACTTCCTTAACTCCGTTTTTAAGTAAGTGATGTTTCATAAAAATATTGTCTAAAAATAATAACTTTGTTCCGCCAATGTCTTTATAGGCTTTGTAGATTAGATTGAAGGTACTTCTATATATAGGACAGGTATCGTAATGTGCTTTATGTGTACGCTCATAATGGTAGATAAGACTTCTATGTCTATTAAGGACTTTGCCTATAATTGACCTGTGTATGTTTTCTTCAGTTCTCCCTAAATATCCTGCAACAGCCCGAGCCGTTTGTAGGGTTCTTTTCTTGCTCTTTAAAGCAAGAGAACCTTTAGGCAACCCCAAGACACTTGTCGTGAGGTCGCAAAGGATTTTAAAGTTATATTCTTCTGTCATTAGAAAGGCATCTCATTATTTTCGTCAGGTTTTTTATCTTCCATAACCCAATCAACAAATTCTTGTGCCACCTTAATAACATCTGCTGGACTGCAATTACCTTTACTACAATAATCAACTGCTGACTTCAGGCTTGATTGTTTTACTATCATCTTCTGTACAGTATCATCTTTTTTATAAACTCCATTAGATGAGCCACTTACGAAATCAGGCTTTTGGTAAATAGGTTTTACTTTAGGAAAATTGCCGTCTATAAATTCGTATTCCATTTCTTGACCTTCAATAAATTTATCTTGATCTTGAGACTTAGATGAATACTCACCT